TATTTATTCTGTAATAGTGATTCTTACGATTGGAAAACAGTTGAACCTATGATTAAACAATGGGCTTATGTGGACAAGTATTTTGAAAAAGAATTAAATGCAGGAAATTAAACTCGGATATTACTTCGCAAGGATAAAAGGCTCTGACCGTCTTACAATAATCGGTTGCTGGGGTGGCCGTATTGAAAAGCAGGTCAAAGAGGATGTGGAAGTACTAGAACCTGTACCACCAGATGTTATAAAGGTTTGTAGTCAGGGCGTAAAGATTTTAGATTTGGATAGATTTGTAAAGGAGAAAGAATGATACTAGACGAAATGAAACTTATTGCCGAAGAACAGGGCTATGAACTGACAGAAACAGCAGAGAAAGTGGCAAAGTTTATGGAAAGACAGAAAATACCGCTCGGAGTTTGTCCGTGTGCCAGAGATGTGCCACCCCCCTATCGTGGATGTATCGGTATGATTTGTAAGAATGAACTGGAAGAAAAAGGGATTTGTCATTGTCAGGTATTCCGTAAGCCTATTTGCAAATAATCTCTATTTATTTTATACTATATCAAAAGGAGAATCCTATGGAAGAATTGTTTGAACTATTAAAAACCCTCTATTTAATTCGTTTCTACTCAAAAGACATACATTATAATGCAAAAGGCTCTGATTTCTGGGGAGACCATTTACTCGCTGATAAAGTGTTTGACGGTTTAGACGGTTTTATTGACGCTATAAACGAAACTCTTTATTTGGGCTATGAACATACTGCCCCATACTCAAAAGATGTCCTACGGGCCGTTTATGACGATTTACCGCCCATTTCAACCGATGTTTCTCTGATGTGGAACAATCTATATCGTTTGTTGGAGTATTGTCTGGGTGTTGTTGAGAAAATCAAGGCAGAATACGAAATGTCGGCACTTTCTTCCTTGCTTGACGGTATTTCCCAAGACATACAGGCAAAGCGTGGACTTGTTTGGCGTAGAAAACTCTCTATTTAATTCTACCATAGGACAACCCCCTTATGAAAGAGATAGTTATTAAAAACGGGAACCGGACGACATATAAAATAGTCCCAGACGATTATATCACCCCCGAAAAGGACACCCCACAGAGGGATTTGACGACAACTGCCTGTCAAACCATAGCGTTTGATATTAGCAAGGAGCAATACGAGTCTATTTTTCATCACGAGCCTTAAAAACTCTCTATTTTTTCAATATAAGGTCAAACATATACACTCCCGACAGAAAAACTGTCCAAAGCATAAGCAAAAGCAGGAGAATAGCCTGTATTTGGCTATTCCCCCCCTGTTTGTTCTTGTTCATTGATAACCCCACCGTTCAGAACCGAATCGTCCAAAATGATTTTGTATTCAAGATAGTCCCTTGATACATCAAATCCGACAATACGGTCCAATCTCTTTATTTTTCTCACGCACCGTGTAAAAGCCTTGATAACTTCCCATTGTTGGGCATTTACCCATATATGATGGTCCTTGATACCTTGCTCGGCAAGTTTAGCCTTGTATTTTGCTTCATAGCCTTTTTGCTTCCGGTATGTTTCCGGCGTATATCTTGACATTATTTTCTCCTATTCGTAGTATTTTACTATTTTTAAAAACTCTTTTTTGGTTAGTTTCTGACGTCCTCCCCCAACCTCACAAAATAAAAGGTTAGGCTTTTCGTTCTTTCGTTCGTAAAAAGCAATTTCTCCCCTTATAAATCGTGCTGTTGTCCCTAATGGGTAAGAACATTTACCAACTACAAAGTATTTTGTCATTTTATACCTTCATAAAACTAGGGTCATCAACATAAAAACTATTTATTTCGTATTCATTATGAGGACACTCTTTTTCATAACTTTCTTTACATTTTTCAGCGTTCAGATAGTCAGAGAACACAGCAAACGGGCAAGAATCCCCCTCTTGATACTTTTCTATTACAACATATACAATTTCTTCTTTTTTCATTTTATCTTTTCCTTTCTTGTTCAATTTGTTCTTCAATATCAGGGTCAAAATTGACCAGATTATTGTTTTCTATAATTTCCAAAGCCATATTTACGGCAAAATCAACATCAGACACCAGCCAGTATGTAAAAGTATTCGCATAACGGCTATTATGACCCCAAGACCAAAAATCCTCTGCTGTTTCATCATCCATATCACATATAATAGGGACTTCCGAATCGTCAATGCCTGCTTTTTCAAACAAATCTCTAAACCAAATGACCAGATAAGGCAAAAAACCATCTACTTCCTCTCTACCACCTGTTTTTTCAAAAGATAAAGAGTATTTTTTAAGATTTGGGTATTTTTCTAATTTTTCTAGCGTTTCTTCTCTCATTTTAATCAATCCTTTCAATATGGTCAAAACTTACATCACTAATACCGTGGTCGAAACTCCAATATTTTATATTTTCACAATCTCCGTTATTTACATTATCCAATGTAGCCCAGAAATTATGTTTAATATACCACATAACATCATCCCTGTTTTCTGCTTCAACCTCAATAGTCCCTTGAAACATTAAATTACAATATGCTCTGTATTTTTTCATTTTATTTTACCTCGTCAATATAGCCTATTTCCCTGTCAAGGACTTCGGGTATTGTTTCATCTACGCAACGACCTAAGTCCTCTGTTGGGTCATCATAAAATTGATTGTAAATGTCAGAAAGTTTTTCTGCCTCTACTTCATAAAAAACAGTTTTGCTTGTTGTGATTATAACCGCAACATTGTATTTTTTCATTGTAAAACCTCTCTATTTATTTTTTTATTTCAACTAATACAAAACTTTCTGTATCATTATACGATTCGCACTCTAATTCTGCGAAAGCGGTATTTTGCTTTGATTGAACAGAGATTTCATCACTGTCCACCCCATAAGAATCGCATACAGAATAGAACAAAATCAACGCATTTTCCCAGTCTGTTTCAAATGTCGCTACTGTTTTATTGTATTTTTTCTTTTTTATTGTGTAATTGTGGACAATTTCCCATTTATTTTGTTTTTTCATTTTAAAAATCCTTTATTTATTTTTTTCGGCCTGCCATCCTCGGGGCGTGGGCTGCCATCCCGCACCGACACAGGAGGTTATTCCCCCCTATGTTTCGGCTTTATAATCTCTTTATTTTGGAGCAAGTCCATTGATACCATTTTTTCCCGTCATCTCGCACCGCGAATTGACCGAATAAACCGTCATCCCGTTCAAAATAACCGCGTTCAGCGTTCAGATAAAACAGGGTTGCCCGTTTTAATTTCTTTATTTTGTAAAAACGGTTGACGATTTCCCCCCGATTCCCCCCCGAAAGTTCAGAATCGTTTTCAGCGTATAGCACCGGCTCACTATGCTCCGAGCCATCCCATTTACAGATTGACAGCATCAGACCCCTCCAACACATCAGGACACAGCACCACAGCACCATAGCAACAGACCGGCACCCCATCAGAGGTTATACAGGACGCATATTTTAAACTATCACAGCGGACAGCATAACGACCGAAACGAGCATCCGCGACCAGTTCATCAAAAGTTATTTTTAATTTTTTCATTTTTATTCCTTTACATCAGATGGAAGGGCAGGCAGGCAAGCCACCCACCCCGCAACAGTTTTTTATCTTTCAATTAAACGCATAGGCATCCCAACGGCTATTTTATCACCAGATACCCAATAGACCGGAGCACCAGATTGACCATCACCAGATTCACACTCAGACAGCGGCCGTTTTAAGTATTCATCACCCATAAAATCTTTATTTATTTTAATTACAACATCAGAAAAAACAATATAATCCTTTACAGGCACTAAACTCTTTATTTTTTCATCAGAAACCATTTTTTTAATCACATCCACCCGTTCAGAAACATCAGAATCAGAAAAAACATCAACAGAAACAGACGAATCGGCAATCAGGACACCCCGTTCACTTGTCAAAAGTTCAAATAAAAAACAGTTCAAACATTTTTTGGGCAGAGTATCAAACAGAATCCGAATCGGCTTGTCAAACTCTTTACTTTGTATCGATTCTTTAAAAAACAGTAAATTATGGCCATCAGTCGCATAATATCGGCGTTCAGTATCAGAATCCTCAACAAATACACCGGATATATAATCACGCCCCAGTTTTTTGCTATTTTTCACCACCGGCAGAGCAGACACCAAAAACTCTTTATTTAATTTTATCATTTTTTTAATCCCTTCAAAAACTCCCTATTTATTTTAAAACATCCAACACCAGCCAACAGGGAATAAAACCAGCACCAGACGAAACCTATTATACATCATATTTTTTATAATGTCAACAGATTTTTTATAAAAACTCTTTATTTTTTCAAAAAAGTTGTTTTTCATAAAAAAGCCGTTAAAACGACCGCACAGCGATTTTTTTAATTTTATGGTATAGACCCACCGGCCAACCAAATAAAACGCACCAGAGAGCGAAAAAACCGCGAATCCGTTCATTATAATCATCAGGAAAGCACCACACCAAGAAAAAGCACCAGAAAAAGCCAAGCGAAAGCCAGCCGGGAGTCGGCACCAGATAACCGGCACCGACACCCATAAAACAATTAGGCGTAAACGGTAAAACTTGCTTTTTTCAATCCGAATCGGCTCCTAGCGAGTTTTTTCATCTCATCAACACACCTCCGGCGGGAATAGCCAACAAAAAGCCGCTCCAACCGCCAAGAGCCATCAACATCAGCAACCGAAAAACGAATTCCGCCGAATCCGGCGTTATGCTCCACTATAACGAATCTCATCATAAAACCCCCCAACCGTTAAAAAGTCCTAATTTTTTTATATTCTGGATTCGGATTCGATTCGGTAATCAGCAAGTCCGGATTGATTCGGCTCCAATCATCAGACAAAGCCTCGCAAGCAACACTGTTCCACATAGTCCCCCAATGAGGCACACATAAAATAAAACAATCCAATTTGTCCGAATAGGTAAACAAGAGACCGAAAGTCCGCTCCAAGTAATCAACATCAGACTCACACCAACTTGTCAAAAACCATTGAAAAACCTCAACCGGACTCCCGTCCTCATCATCCCAAGAGAATCTCGCGTTGTCGTAAACACTCAAATCAATCTCGCCAATGTTATTACACAAAACCAACCCACCGTCTAACCAATGAGTCGCAATAGAATATGTCGTATAGTTTGCCATAATAAAAACCCTTCAAAACTAAACCAGCCAACAAAAAGCCAACCACGGCAACAAGTGACTCGGCTAGCATCATCCACTTGTCAACACCTAGTATACACCATAAAACGCACCTTGTCAAGAAAAAAATTACATAAAAACCAACTTTTTTTATAACACTACCGGCCAACACCAATAAACCACACACCAACACCAACCAATTGAAAAACAATCAAAAACTAACACCCAACCACACACTCAAAACACATAAAACACGCACAAAAAACAATCATCTGAGTAATATCTTTCTCCCCGTATACAATTCGAATCGCCCGCCCGCCCTCAACCATCACCAGAGCGAATCGCGAATCGGCCGGAGGCAACCAAGGCGGCAAGCCATCAGGGCGAATCGGAGGCAATCAGGAAACGGGCTAAGCATCATCAGAGTCGGCGAGCATAGCCAAGCCAAGCGAATCGAGGCGGGCTATCATCAGAGAAAAGCACCGCCAAGCGTAGAAAAAAGCCGGAAAAAGAATGCTTTTTTATTCACAAATAATCACCATAAGTACGGTAAGTATATTTTAGTAATGTTTAGTATGCAATAGTTTTGTTTTAGGTATAGAAGTCCCTAGTAGGAATATAGACTTTTATGGAAGATGGTAGGATTATGGTAGTTATAGATATGTGGTCAGCCTGTAATATCTGTAATCCTACAAAGTCTGGAGATATGTTCTGATAGAACTTAATCCTCATACCACTTGCTAGGCAAGACTCTTTGAGGGTAGCACTCCTACTGGCGGTTAGGTGTATTAGCACCTGCCTGTGTACATTATACATCTTTGTTTTTGTACACAGCCTGTTGGTTAGACAGGTCACGGACTTTATCAGTAGGTTATTCAGTGAGTGGTAATCCTTTTCAGGGGATACTTTATACTGTTTACCAGCCTGTTTGTCCCACCACTCTGTATATTGGGAACAACCTCTGATGATTAAGTTAGCATATTTGTTTCTGTTTGTCAAGTAGGCTTACTTACCCCAGTCGTTGTAGGAAAAAGGGTGGTATAGGGGTGTCATATAAGTACTTCATTTATTCTGTCCTGTGCTATTTGGAAGTATTTATCATCTAGTTCTATGCCGATGAAGTTTCTGTTTAGATGTTTGCAGGCTACACCTGTGGTTCCTGAACCCATAAAGGGGTCAAGAATAGTATCATCTTTGTTGGTGTGTATTTTAACAAAGTGTTCAAACATATTAACTGGTTTTTCTGTTGGGTGTTCTGTTTGTTTGTATCCTGAAGCGTTACAAGTTTCGTAGAAGTTGTGCATTTCTTTTTGCAAACCGAAGTTAAATGTCCAAGGTTTTTGACCTTTACTTCCTATCCAAGCATATTCACAAGCTGACAGATAGTTAACTTTTCTGAAAGATGGGACTGGGTTTGTTTTATGCCAAGTAAATATAGTTCTGGTACGAATACCGTTTTCTTGACCTATCCATCCGATATAAGAAATATCTTCTTTATTAAAGAAAGAGATGATGGTTCCACCATCTTTTAGAACTCTGATACACTCTAAAAGCCAGTTTTTAGTAAAATCAAGAAACTCTTGCCTTTCCATATTGTCCCAAGTACCAAAGTCATAATTTAAAGGCTTTTGCCTACGCATAACAGGCGAGTTTAACTTACTTCTATCACGATTGTCGTTTAATTTTGATATGTTATATGGCGGGTCTGTTAATATAAGGTCAACAGAATTTTCTGGTATTTGTTTTAGAACATCTAAACAATTACCGTGATACAGATTTATCATTTTAACCCCATCTCATTTTTAATATTATTTTGTCTTATATTCAGAATCCACTTTGACTTCTGCAACATTGGAAGTGTTAATGGCCGCAACCTGTCCGATAAGATATAATTTCCGGTCTTTTTCTGGGACAAACTCCTCAAGAACGCCATTTATATCTAATCCTTCTGCTGTGGCTGGTGTACCGTCAACACGATTGACAACGCTATAACCCTCAAATTGTGAAATGAAAGCAATATCGTCACAGGGTGTTAATGGAATACCATCTTGCAGTTTCTTTAAAATCTTACGCTTTGCTGCTTCCACCACATACATAATTGTAGAAACAGGTTCGTGACCCTCAGGTGCTTTGAACGTAATTGTCAGTTTGTAAATCATTTTTGTTCCTCTTTGTCGATTTTAAAATACTTTCTTGTCTTTGGTAACTTTTTGTACGGTATGGAACCTCTCCGAATCCAATCTCTGGCTTTTCTCGGAGTAATTTCATACTCTTTTGCGATTTCTTCAATACTATATAACTTCATTTTATCCCCTTTTTAATTTGGTGGGTGCTCTTGGTAACTCTCCAAGCCAGCTAATAGCAAAGGTTTTACAGACCTCCCCGTGTATTTAACGTAATACGCACCCATTTGACTAACCACGAACTAGCTGCCTAGTTTCTTGTCGTGTTCCCCAACAAGCGTGTACAACGTGGTCAGTTGTCTATTATATACCACATTTTACATCTAATGTCAAGTAAAAAAGCCACTTGACAAACACTTTTTTTTATGCTATGATAATTTCAAATGGGCTAGGTGCGGAGTAATTACCCACTGAAAGCCGACCATTCGCGGTTGCCCTCTTTTTTTTATTCGAATGGGTTGCGAATGGAAATAAATATCAATCTTTTGTTTCCTAACTGGGGTTCGTAAAAATGGTTTCCTTTGGCTTGTTTGCCATTACCGCCAAAAACAAGACAACCGATGCCCACACTATCGGAAAATAAAACAAAGTGGTTCGTTGGTAGGTCTATACTTGGTGAGAAACACCTAAAAGGGAGATGGACCAAAGGCGTTAAGGATAGACGTCTGCGAAACAGCCTAAGCTGGTAAAGCAAAGCAGGTAAGGGAGCAGTCCCAAGGAATACCGAAAAGTTCTGGCTGATAAACGACCAACTAAACATATCCTAGGTTAGATTGTTCCGTGGCTATTGCTGGGCTCTTTACCAGTGATATCTCCCACTAATAACAATAGTTGACAATTATGTTTTTTTATTTTATACTTAAAAAACACAGAAAGGGGAAATTATGCGTATTGAAATTAAAAATCTATCTGAAAAAGTCGTTCAGAACGAAGTGACTCAGGCTGAAATTGACCGTTTAGAGGAAAAACTGCGTACTACTGGCCATTTGCGGGTAAAAGAGCATATTCGGTTAAAAAATCTTAAAAGATTAGGCTGCAATGCACCAAATCAAAATAAATGTCTGCATCCAGAACCAGAAATGCCTGCTGAAGTGCCTACATTTGAAAATCCGACAGGTACTATAACTAAAAAAGAAGCAGAACAGCGTGAAATACAGCATAGAATGGTTAATGAAACAAATGCGAAGGGTGAAGAACGCCGTTTTGATGAAGCGGGCGACCCAATTTCGTTCAGGATTGAAGAAATGGACGATAAAGCGTTCTCTCGTATCATAAAAGAGATTAAATCGGGTGTTTCTCCGTTTCAAGCGTGTATTAACAAGCGTGTTTTGCCTGATGAGTTCTTTAAGGCTTGTAAAGAAAATGCAGTTTGGCAGAGAGAATTGGATGATGCTCGTGAGGTATATGCGGAAAGTCAGGTTGCTAGACTTGAAACATTAAGTCATCAACTTGAGAAAAACAAGATAGACCCGTCAACATATAACAGTATTACTAATAATATCAGATGGTTAGCCGAAAAACTGTTTCCTGTTTTGTATGGGAATAAAACAAAAGTTGACCAAACTGTCACTCATAGCATTGAAATAGACCAAAACAAGTTAAAAGAGTTAAATGATTTGTTGCGTGGTAGCGAAAAGCCGATAGAAATTGAATATCAAGAAGTATGATAAACGAAAAAGTAATACAACAGTTTATGGAAAACCCTGTTCTGGCACATCAGATACTGGGTTCTAGCCTTGAACAGTTTATTCGGTTCTTTCATTGGTATATGTACCATAATGAGTTTATATTTAAGTCTTTTCACAACTTAATTATCAGAAAACTTGAAGATATTGTATTTGGGCGTAACAAAAAGCGTAATTTGATGATTACTATTCCACCTCGTTGGGGGAAATCTTCAATTATGAAGTATTTTTGTGCGTGGTCGTACCTTATTAACCCGTCGTCTAACTGTATTTATACATCTTATTCTGATGAATTGGCTACCGCTTTTTCAAAAGATATTCGTGAAATAGTGGAAAGCCCTGCTTTTAAGGCTTTTTCTGGGATTAAACTAAATAGAGCAAAGACGGGCGCTGATTATTGGGCTACTGAACAGGGTGGTGGGTTCCGTGCTGCTCCTGTGGCCGGTTCAATTACAGGTTTCGGTGCTGGCGTTTCTGGTGACGAATATGGTGGGGCTTTAATTATGGATGATATGTTAAAGGCTTCCAATGTTAAATCACAGGCAGAAATGCAAAATGGGATAGATTATTACCTAAATACATTGAAATCTCGTGCCAACAACCAATCAAAAACACCATTTATTCTAATTATGCAGAGATTAGCGTTAGAAGATTTGGCTGGCTACATTATGGACAATGAAAAAGATGATTGGGATATAGTAAAGGTTCAGGCATTAAATGAAGAAACAGGAGAGGCTTTATGGCCGGAAAAGTTCTCGGCAGAGGACTTATTAAAACTAAAGAAGCTATCTCCGTTTGTTTTCTATGGACAATATCAGCAAGAGCCGATTGTTGTTGGTGGG